CAGAGATTTATGGGTCGTAATCAGCTAGTAAAACGTCTAGCAGCTCAAGTAGGTAGCAAGTCTTTTGCTATATCTTTACTTAAGAAACGAGGTGATCTAACTTCAAGTGGTGGTCTAACTACTAAAGGTAGTAAACGCAATGCAATGACTGCAGAAGAGCGTGCTATTGACAGAGCATCGAAAGAATCTGGTAAATCTAAAACACAATATACATACAACGCAAAAACAAACAGAGCAACATTAATATAACATGGCAAATATAAACTCTTATCCTAAAGCTACGGCAAAAACAAGTGACTTGCTGCTAGGAACATCTACACCTGCGGCTGGTACAGACGATAAACCTATGACAAGAAATTTTGGTGTATCAGATATTACAGCTCTAGCACCACAAGGTACAATTACAAGTGTAGGCTTAACAATGCCGGCAGGGTTTTCAGTAGCTGGCTCACCAATAACCTCAGCAGGTACATTTTCTGTAACAGGTGCTGGTAGCACTGCTCAGTTTATAGACGGAACAGGTGCATTACAAACAATAGCTAATCTACCTTTTGTAGATGGAACAGGTACAGCTAATACAATACCTATTTGGTCAGACAGTGATACTTTAGGCGATTCTATAATAACATATAATTCTTCCGGTGGAGCAGGAAATGACTTTATGTCAATAGGATTAACAAATATAGGAAACAATGGAGGAGTTGCTTTTGTTTCGACTTCTCAAATTAGTGGAGTAGATTTATTTATTCAGAATATTACTGGCGCTGGTGGTGGAACTGTTACTTTAAATGGTAACACAGTAGTAGGTGACGCTAATACAGACACTTTAACGATCAATGCTGCAAGTTCTTTTACCACTCCAGCTACTTTTTCTAATGGAGGTATTTCAGGCGGCATTAAAATGTCCGCAACTAGTCCACTAATTTTTCTTGATGGTGGTAACTCTACAAGATTAACAATTGGAGGAAATATAACAAATAATTCAATTATAAATGAATCAGGATCTGGAGATCTTATTTTAGTATCTAACACGGAGATAGAAATAAAGTCAGGTGAACTTGGAGAAAACTTTGCAAAGTTTACAAAAGACGGACCTATTGAGCTTTACTATGACAATGTTAAAAAGTTTGAAACCGCTAGTAGTAGCATAAAGATATTAGGCGTTCCAGTGCATGCAGACAATGCGGCTGCTTTAGCGGCTGGTCTAATAGTTGGTGAAGTATACAGAACTGGTGATTTATTAAAGATAGTACACTAAAATAAACAAACATGGCAAGAATAAGTTCTTATCCAAGAGACTTACAGGTTGAAGATAATGATGCTTGGATTGGAACCGAAAGCAGCAATAGATTAACTAGAAACTTTACAGCTAAAGCTGTTGCTGAATACTTGAACATAAAAGGTAAGATATCTATATCTGGCCAAATGGTGTTTAAATTTACAGACGCACCAACTTTAACTGGTACTTTTACAGGACCAACTGACGGTGCTGCCATGACTAGTTTTACAACTATTAGTATATCTACAACAGATTCATCTGGTCAACAAACTCAAGCTTTTATAGACTATTTAGTAGGTAATAACATATTAATAAACGAGCAAAATAGAATAGATCAATTTGGTCATTACAAAATAGATTCTTATGCTCAAGTAACACCTACTGTATATGCTTTAGCATTGACAAATATAGGTGGTAATGGATCACTTGTTTTAGACAAGCATTATGACTTTGCTGCATTTACAATATCAAGCGGTCTTGAAGATAAAACATTTGTATTCACTCAAGGTGTACCGGCTTTAGTGTGGAATATAAATCATAATCTTAATAAATTCCCATCAGTGTCTGTGGTAGATACATCAAATACAAACGTCTTTAGTCAAGTTGACTATGTAGACAGTAACAACTTAACAATAACAAATACAGCTCAATTTGCTGGTAAAGCATATCTAAATTAATAAAAAATGGCAATACAATTTGTAAACAACTTAGACTTAAATAATAATTACCTAGAAGAAGTCGCAATAGAAAACTTATCAGCCGACCCATCTGCTGGTGATTCAGTAGAAGGTAAAATATATTATAGTACAAGTACTGATAAACTTAGAATATTTACAGGCGCTGGTTGGGTTGATGTCGGCGACGGAGGTACCTATGATAAATGGATCATAGCTACAGGTGGATCTAATGCCAATGTTGTTAACGATGCTGTTGTTACATTTACAAGTGGAAACAGTACTATAGAAACAACTAACTCAGGAACTAGTATTAGTTTTAATTTAGCAGACACAGCGGTAACTCCTGGTTCTTACACATTAGCGGATATTACAATCGATGCTCAAGGTAGAATAACAGCAGCAGCAAATGGAACTGCTGGAGGCATGTCAACATGGGATATTGGTTCTACAACTGGAACTGCTCAAACAGTTTCAAATGCACAACAAGTTGATGTCGTAGGTGGAACTTATATATCAGGCGCTATTGGAGGTACAAGAACAGTAACACTTACTCACGATTCTACAACTAGATCAGATACAACTTCATCTGCGTCTCCAGGATCTGGCGGTACGGTTGATTTAGTTAATACTATAACAACAAACTCAACTGGTCACGTTACAGCTGTAGATATTCAAACAGTAACTTTTCCTACTAATACTAATACTACATATACACTACCTACAACTAACGGCGCTAATCCTGATATTGTTTTAACTGGAAGTGATGGTAGTGCTGATATAGTAAATGTAAATGGAACATCTACCACTGTTAAAGTAACTGGATCTACTACTAATACATTAGAATTTGATTTAGAAGATGATGTAACAATAGTAGATGATCTTACAGTTGGTGGAGAATTAACAGTATCTGGGACTGGTCAATCAAGCTTTGGTGGACAAGTTACTGTACCAACAACACCTTCTGCTGACACAGATGCGGCTTCAAAAGTATATGTTGATGGTTTAGTCGCTGGAGGATTAACTTTTAAAGACGGTTTTAATGCTGGCACAGGTGCACTAGACGGCGGTGGTAACTTAACAACAGGCGGTTCAAGAGTTGCGGTATCAGTTGGTGATTACTATGTTGTAACAACAGCTGGTAGTTTCTACGGATCTGTAACATTAGATGTTGGTGATTCTGTTATTGCTAAATTAGATGCAGCACAAGGTACATCTGATATTAATGATTGGGTTATAGTACAAGGCGACGAAGGTGTTACAACTTTTTCTAATAGCAATGGCGGTACTTATGTAGCTTACGGAACAACAAACAATGTAGCTATAGGTCCTGTAGATATAGGTGACGTAGATTTAACTGCTGTAGATGGAACTTCTACTACAGGAACAAGATTTTTAAGTAAAGACAATACTTGGGATGTTCCTTCTTACACTACAAACACTGATGAAACTTACGACCTAAACGCTACGCAAGATGGTAATAATGTAGATTTAAATCTAACTTCTACATCTGGTACAGATAATTCAGTTGTACAGTTAACAGCTGGATCTAATATAACTCTCACTAGAAACAGCGCAACTGAAGTTACAATAGCTTCTACAGACACTGGAGCTTTAGGTAAAAACATTGTACTAAACAGCGCATTAGCATATGTATCAAAAGCAGACTCTGGAGGTATAAGAACTTTTACAGTGGATGTTTCTAATGCTGCGGTATTTGGTTCTGGCTCTACAGCTATAAACACTAAGTGCGAAGTTGTAACTGCTGCTGGTCAAACAGTATATGCAGACATAACTAGATCCGCTGCAAACTTGCTAGTAGCATTTACAGGAACACCTGCTGATTCAGCTTACCAAGTATTACTTACATACGTAGGGTAATAATAACTAAATCTAATTAAATGGCAATACAATTTTTAACAGATGTAAACGCCGACAGTGGAACATTATATGTCGATAGTATAAACGATAGAGTTGGTATAGGAACAACAGGTCCTGGGTCAGCGCTTGATGTAGTAGGAAGTATAAGAACAACAAACTCAAGTGGTAATCAAGCTAGTTTCACAGGTAGTAGTTTAACATTTCCTGATGCATCAACTACAACAATAGGAGCTAATATAGTTAACTTCAACCCCGGCACAAAAAATCTTGCAATTGGAAGTTCTACTACAAAATGGGATGCTGTAAACGTAACTTCTAACACTTACAGATGGACGTCTGGTGGATTTGGTAACGCAGGTGAATTAAATATTTCATCTTCTTCAATGGATGTAGATGTGCTACTAAAAATAGAAGATCAGGTTAATATAGAAAATCTAGCAAACGCAACTAGTGACACAGATAAATTTCTAGTTTCAGACCCAACACAGTCTGATAGAGTTAAATATAGAACTGGTGCTCAATTAGCGGCTGATATAGGTGCTGTTACGGGCGGACCGTTTCTACCACTAGCACCAACAGGCACAGACGTAATAACTGGAGATGTTAGAATAGCAGAGAATAAGTATTTTAGATTTGGAGCTAGCGCTAATGCAGGTGGAAGTTTAATTATAGGGCATACAAACTTTGGATCACCAGTTAGTCAAATATTAGAAAACGGAACAGGTGATTTAAAAATATCAGCAACTAATTTAATATTAGAATCTGCTAATGAAGAAACATATATTGATTGTAATTTTAACAGCAGCGTAGACTTATATCACAACAATGTTAAAAAGTTTGAAACAACAAGCACAGGTGTTGGTGTAACAGGTAATGCTACTTTTTTAGATTCTGGAAAAGCTATTTTTGGCACAGGATCAGATTTAGAAATTTATAATGATGGTAGCAATAGTTATTTTGACAACAAAACAGCAGGTCAAAATATAATATTTAATGTTAATGAACTTTCTGGAACTCCAGAATTTAAAATTATTAATACTACTTCAGGCGATCCGTTTGCTGTATTTAATAAATCTTCTTTTACTGTTTACGAAGATGGTTCTGAAATAATAAAAGCTAATAGTAGCGCTGTGGAATTAACAAATTCACTTGATCTTAAATCCTATACAGCAACAGCTGTTGCAACAACAGGAAGCTTAAATGCGAATCAAAACTTTCAAGCACCAACTCAAGACACATTAGCTACGCTATGTGTTGATCCAAGCGGTAATGTTGTTAGAGGATCACAAGAAGGAACTTGGACTTTCACAAGAGCACAACTTAATGCAACTTTAGGTAACACTTTAATAGCAGCTCCAGGAGCTAACAAATTTATTGTTGTAGAAGAATCAGCATTTATGGTTAGATTTACAGGAACTTCAGGCTCAAACGGTCCAACTCTTGAGATAAGACAAGCAGACAACAATGCCCCAGCAGCTTCAATCGCAAGATTCCCAGGTGATAAGATTGCATTTATAATGAATCAGCCAGGGGGTGGAGCAGGATCTGGTATATATGGAAGAGATGTGCCAACTGGTTCTGACGGTGCAAGAACATATAGAAACAATCAAGCTACAACTCTTCACAAACTTAGTAGCGGATCGTACGTTTCGAACTTAACAAGTATTTCTATTAAATTAAAATATAGAATTTATAATGAATCTACTTTTTAAAATATAAAACATGATAACATATAATTGGAATTGCAGAACAGTAGATGTTCACCCACAGGAAGATGGAGAAGAAAATGTAGTGTATAATGTTAACTGGATTTTAACTGGTGTTTCAGAAGAATTAGATATAAATGAAGAACCGTATTCAGCAACTAATATTGGAACGCAATTAGTAAAAGTAGATCCTGAAAAAGAATTTATACCGTTTGATGAATTAACAAATGATATAGTAGTTGAATGGACAAAAGAAGCTATGGGTGAAAATGTAGTTGAAGCTGTTGAACAAAGTGTATCTGAACAAATATTAGAATTAGAAACTCCTACATCAGTTACTTTAACTATAGAAAAGTAAAAATCACTAAAACCAAGTGAGTATATAAGATATAACCGGCACGGATGAGTGCAAACCAAATAATAACATAAAACCAAAACCAATGACGTTTTTTTACGAGACTAATTCGTGGACTAGTCAACCACAACCAAACGAAAACCAAATTAAACTATGGAACCATATAGCTGATAAAGCAAACTGGCGTATAGTTCAATTACCAAATGGTTATTACCAAACAGAATACCAAGATCTTCGAGATGAAGAAACCTGGAAGGATGTTACGCGGCGAGAAACAATGGAAGCTGCTGAAACTTCAATAGATAAAACTATTGAGCACTACAAAAAGAAAGTTGAATTTTTAAATGGACCAAAAGTAGTTAAGACCTTTAATTAAACCAATAATATAATTTAATCTAATCTAATATGTCAGACTTAATAGTCAAGAACCTTAACTTTGGTAACGATGCCAGAGATAATGTATTTAAAGGAATTGAAAAATTAACGCAAGCTGTTAGTTCCACTCTCGGAGCTAGCGGCAAATGCGTTATGTTAGAAGATCATACTGGAAGACCAATCATAACTAAAGATGGTGTAACAGTAGCAGATTCAATAATCTTGCGAGATCCAGTGGAAAACATGGGTGCTACGCTTTTAAAAGAAGCTGCACGTAAAACTGTACAAGAAGCAGGTGACGGAACTACAACAGCCACAGTGCTAGCGCATGCTATACTACTCGAGGCTTATAAAGTAGTAGATAAAACAAACTCAAGAGAGTTGAAAGACGGTATTAATTCAGCTGTTAAAAAAGTAGTTAATTATTTAAAACTACTAACTGTTGATGTTCAAGGTAGCATGATAGATCAAATAGCTACAATATCGACTAACAATGAACCAAAGCTAGGTAAAATAATAGCTGATGCTTTTAGAGCTGTAGATAATACAGGCGTAGTTATGATGGAAACAGCTTCAGATGGTGTAACATCAGTAGAAGTTGTAGATGGAGTTCAGTACGATAAAGGTATAACTAACTCTCACTTTATAACTAACAAAGCAACTAAGACTGCTGAACTTGAAAAGCCACTAGTGCTTTTACTAGAATCACCAGTTGATACAATACGACAGATTCAATCTGTGCTAGAGTACGTAATAAAAAACAACAAACCTTTGCTTATTATAGGCGATTTAGAACAAGGTGTTTTATCCGCTCTAGCAATGAATAAAATGAAAGGTAATATTAAAGTAAATGTTATAAACGCACCAACTTACGGTGTTAATAAACAACAAGTACTTCAAGATCTTTCATTGCTTACTGGAGCTACAATTATAAATGAAGATTTAGGTGATGACATGGAAATGATACAAGTTGATCATTTAGGCACGTGTTTAAAAAGTGTCACATCACACGAAGATACAGTGCTTCAAATAGAAGAGGCAAACGAAGAAATTAATGATGTTATAAGAGTTCTTAAAAAAGAATTAGTTAAAGAGAAAAACTCTAACAAGGTTATAAAACTAGAAAAAAGATTAGCCATGCTATCTGCTAAAATAGCAATAGTAAAAGTCGGTGCTAATTCAGAAATAGAATTAAAAGAAAAAACAGATAGGGTGGAAGACGCTATCTGTGCTACTAAAGCTGCTATCAAAGAAGGGATTGTTCCTGGTGGTGGTATTGCTCTATTAAACGCTGCAACGAATATAACAGCCAAGTCAATAGGTGAAACAGTTTTATTAGAAGCTATAAAAGCCCCTTTTAAAACTATACTTGAAAATGCGGGTTTAGAATCTGATAGAAAGACACCAACAAGAAAAGGACAAGGCTACAATGTGGTTACAGGAAAAATGGTAAATATGATTAAGTCGGGTATTATAGATCCACTACTAGTCACCAAGAGCGCTCTTCAAAATGCAGCTTCTGTAGCAACAACAATATTATCTACTGATTGTGTAATCAATAATTTAAGAATAGATGAAGGCAATAGGTAGAAACTTAATTATAATAAAAGAAAAAGAAGGGACTACTAAAACAGATGGTGGTTTACTTCTTGCAGAAAGCCAGAGAGAAGATATACGCTATGTTAAAGCAAGTGTTGTATCTGCGGGTGAAGAAGTAGCGGGCGTTAAAGAAAACGATGCCATATACTTTGATCGTCATGCTGGTCATAAAATAGAAGTTGATAAAAAATCTTATCACGTTATAAAGTCAGGTGACATAGTCGTTGTATTATGAAATTACACGCTAGTGACATTAGAGAACTAAACCTCTTAAAGCACTATCGTATTATAAGAAAATGGGCTTGTCGTAATAATGATTTAAACGATGCAGATCTAGAACTTCTTATATACCTTGATTGTATGGAGTTTTTCACTAAGAAAGACTTTGAGATGGGTGTTTATTCTTACAGTTGGGATAACCGGCGTTGGAATAGACTGTTAAAGCAAGACTGGATTAAAGTCTGGAGACATAGAAACAGAACTACCCAAAAGTACCATATATATAAAGTATCATTTAAAGGCAAGCAACTAATAAGTAGAATATACAGAATAATGCTTGGCGAAGAAGATATAAATACAGGTAGACGAAACAAGATAATTAATGGCGAGACATATACTGACAAGGTTATGACTAAGGCTATTTATAACGTAAATAAAGACAAAAACAGATGAGTAAAAGCCCTTTTAATTTAGCAGGCATGTCTACTAATATAAACTTAAATAGACTTAATGGTAATTTCAGCTTTAGTAAAGACTCTTTAGCAACAAAAAGAGCTAAAATGGGAGCCAGAGCATTAAGACGTCAAGATAGAGTAAGAGGAAGTGCTGAACCTAAAGGTTTTTTTAATACAAGTGGTCCATTTGGCGCTTTCTTTGGCTCGCAACAACAACAACCTACAAATCAAGAGGTTCCAGAAGAAAATACAAGTGCAGGAGCTATAGGTTCAATAGGTACATCAATAGGGCGTGGATTTAATCTTCCAGGAGGTATAGGAGCCGCCGCGCAAGAGCAAACAAATCAAGTAGTAGGTCGAGTGGCAGATCAAGTTCAAGCCGCAGGTAGTATGCCTGAAGATCCTTCTAGTTTAATTAATCCATTTGGATTAGGAGCTCAAAACGCTATAGGTGGAACTTTTGGTTCTTTATTTGATAGACAAAATTCAATGGGTAGTGCTCTTGCGAAAAGAGCTTGTAAATATAAAAATAAAAAATAAATTATGCATAAAACAGATCCAAATTACGATAAAACAATGGCATCTAAAAACACTCATGGTGTTGTTGGAGAAAATGCTATATGGGACGGACCATTAGATCAAACTGGAAGACCACATGGAGTCGGTTCTAGTTCTGGTATTACAGGCATGCAAGTATTAAAAGCTAAAAGCTATTATAACGCAAGGCCAATTACTGAATGTGCTAAAGGATATAAATAATGTACAGTTCTCCATTTTTTAAAGAATTTCCTGAAATAAAAGAAAAAAATAAAGGCAAGTTTACGGCTTGGGCTAAAAAGAACGGTTTTAAAGACGCTTGTTCTGCAGCTTCAGCTGTTATGTCTAAGAAAGATAAATACAGCGATGAAGTTGTTAAAATGGCTAATTACGCTAAAAATTTTGGTTGTTCAAAAAAATAAATTATGACAAAATTTAGAGATGGCTTTATGATGAAGTCACCAATTCCAGCCCATGATGCTATAATGGATGAGATGAAAGCAAAATCAAAAGAATCTAGCGGTAGAGATGATGCTCCTGATTATAGCAATACTGAAGTTGCAGATCTTAAAAAAGACTACGACAAAGCTAAAGCGGAACATGATTCTCCAGCTAGTATGTCTCCTTTAAATCAGGGTGGTTATGTCGGTGGTGGCATGAGTGCCAGCGACTATGCTCCGGTAGGAGATCTATACATGAATATGTTTAACAGTATATCTTCTGCAGCAAGAGAGTTTGATAAAAACAGAAATGACCCAGAAGTACAGGCTAATGCTAAAGCTATGAAAGCTCAGCGCTTAGGTAAGAGAATAGATAAAATAGATAAAAAGCAAGGCGCGGGAAAAGGTGATAGTCAAGCTTTAGATGATAAAAGAAAAAAATTAGCAACAAAGCAAGCTGAAGCTCTTGTTGATCAAACTGAATTTGATAACATAGCAAACCAAAGTAAACAAAATGATTATAATAGTCTTATAGCTAATATGACAGATGCTGATAAGAAAAAATACGGAATAATAATATAATGGGATACTCAAAAGGACATTACGGAAAATATACAGGTAACGCTAGATGCTGCATGGATCATGCTGACACAAAAGTTACTAAATCAAATTATAAAGCTACTGAGCGAGACGACGCGGCTCATATAGATTATTTAAAGCGTGATGTATTATATGATGATCATCACGGACACAGCGACGAGAAAATGACTGCTGACGAGAAACATATTTCAAAATTAGCGGGCGATATGAAATATGATAAAAAACACAACAGTTAAAAACAAAAACTATGGGACATTGTAAAGGAGGACCGCACATGAGTTACTCACCAAATAAAATGGGACACGAATCACCAGCTAAAAACCAAAACAAAGGTTACGCTAAACAGGAAAGAAAAGATTTAATGCAAGACATGCCAATAGTAAAAGATGCTATGGGAGGAAGATCATGGATGTCAAAACATTCAAAGTCTGCTTTGCGCATGGGACACGAATCACCAGCTAAAATGGGACATGAATCACCTGCAGAAATGCATGGAGGTTTTCACGTCAAAGATGCCGCTAAAGCAATTGCGGGCGGAGTTGTTAAAGCCGCTAAAAATGTAAAAGCCGCTGGAACAAAAATAGCTAAAGCAGTTTCTGCTGATTTATTTGAAGGCGGATCTGAAAGAAAAAGAAAATTAAGAGAAGCAAGAGGTGGTGCTAAGCCAGCAGAAGTTTTTAAAAAATAAACAGTAGGGATCTGTAAAACCCAGCCAAACACTAACACTAACACTAACACTAACACTAACACAAAATGGCACAATTTTTAAAAGTAGAAACAACAACCGCAGCAAGAGCAGTAAGCTTGATACCAGTTGATCAAATTATAAATGTATCAGAAAGTATCGGAGGATCAAATACCACTGTAGTAATCCAATTAGATGGACCAACAGCTGGTTTTCCAACATACACTATAACTGTAGCTAATGCTGCAGATGGAGCTGGCACATGCGTTAAAATGATTACTGACGCTATGGTTGCAAACCCAGGAGGCATTGTATCAACAGTAGTACCACCGGTATCAACTGCACAAGTACCTTTAGCCCAATCAGGACAACAAGGTAAAATCTTAATTACTCAAGCACAAGTAAGCGCGCCGTTTCAAGATTGCACGTACGCTACAAGCGCCGCGTAATTATGAGATCAACAGGTTTAGGAGACGATATAGAAAAGTTTACTAAAGCTACTGGTATAAAAAAAGTAGTAGACACAATGAGCAAGGGACTAAACATCCCTTGTGGTTGTGCTGCTAGAAAAGGCGCATTAAATAAAATGTTTCCTTATAAATAAAAACTATGGCTTTTAAACTTAATAATCCTCCTTATAAAATAGACAACACTCCAATATATCATGTAGATATGGAAGATGGGGTTATGGGTAAAGCCAATAATAATTTAACAATTATTATAAATAAAGACGTAGATCCTTCAAAAACTCAAGACGTTATAGATCACGAAATGGTGCATATAGACCAAATGAAACGTGGTGATCTTGATTATGATGATAAAAATGTTTACTGGAAAGGTAAAACATACCCAAGATCTAAAATGAACGAAGGAGCTAAAAAATTACCTTGGGAAGACGAGGCTTATAAAAATGCCTAAGAAAAAATTTAAAGAAACTAAAGTCGGTCAGTTTCTGCTTGGTAAATCTGGAGTACTAGATTCATTAGCAGATGTATTACCAGATAAAGGCTTATTAGGCGTTGTAAAGAACTTAATCGATAGAGATGAAACTTTACCTCCACCTGACAAAGAAATGGCTTTAAAACTATTAGAACAAGATATAGTTGAAGCTCAGGAAGTATCAAAGCGCTGGGAAAGCGATATGAGTTCAGACTCTTGGCTTAGTAAAAACACTAGACCAATGAGTTTAATATTTTTAACAATAATGACTGTATCTTTTATATGGGTTGATAGTCATGGCTATATAGATTTCACTGTAGAACAAGAGTGGATAAATCTATTAAAAACATTAACAACAACTGTGTATGTAGCATATTTTGGCTCACGAGGCGCAGAAAAGTTTAAATCAATAAGTAATAAATAAAAAAAATGAGTAAATTTCCAATAGACACAGGTATAGCTGGTAAAGCAATGAAATGCGCATCAGAATTTGTTGGTACACCTAACGGTATACCGGCTTGGCCTTTTGAAAATCAAACAGGCACATATGGTAATTTTTTAAACAGCTCTGTTTTATGGTGCGGAGTTGCAGGTACTATAAATGTTATACCAGCTGGAACTTCAAAAGCTTCTTTAAAAGTAGGTGTAAAAGGTGAAGGCATTGTTTTTAAACAATTAACCGCTGGAACAAATTATTCAGCTGGAACAACTTTCATCACAACAGATTCAAATCCAAGCAATGCTTCTGATATAACAGTTCAGGTATTTGTTGATGCTGGAGGTGCTGTTCAATCAATACAAATAATAAATGGTGGATCTGGATATAACGTAGGTGATATTATAACTGTTGTTGAAACTGGAAGACCAGCTGGATCAACGGATTGTACTTTTCAAATTCTTAAACTAGAAAGAGGTGTACCTACAGCTGATGAATCACTAGAATTTAAAGTTCAAGCAGGTCAATACTTACCAATAGCTATAGATTATATAACTAGTATAACCACAATAAACGAAGTTGATATTATTATATGTAAATAAGTGATATATAGGTGACTATATAATTATAAACAACAATTAAATTAAATTCAATTATGGCAAAAGCTAAAAAAATAACTAAAAAAGAATTAGAAGAGGTAACTGTTTTAAAGAAAAACCTAGATGGTGTTATAACTAATATAGGTGTATTAGAAACGCAAAAGCATGCTTTACTTCATAAAGTTGCTGAAGTTAACGAAAAGTTAGCTAATAATAAAAAAGAACTTGAAGACAAGTACGGTAGTATAAATATTGATCTTGAAACAGGTGAATATACTAAAATAGAAAAAGAAGAAGAGTAGTGGATTCAGTTATAAGAAAAATCAGTATAGGTTCTGATTACAAAAATGAAGCTATGCACTATTCTGTTGGTCAGCAAGTATACGGCGGTCATGAAATAGCTTATATTTTATTTGATGACTCTGATGGATCTTATAATATACATATAAAGAAAAACAACGAGGTATTGCCGTGGAAGAAGTTTAATTCTAACATGGCTATATCTGTTGAATACGATTTAGAGTATTAATGAAGAGTCTATACGATTTTATCGTTGAACCAGTTGGCGATAAATATAGTAATACTGTTAACATAGGTGATAAAAAATTAGTTGTAAATACTAAAATTGAAAACTGGAAATTTGTTAATAGGTTAGCTAGAGTTGTAGAAACCCCAGCTGCCTTTTCAACACCTATAAAGAAAGGTGCTATAATAATCATACATCAAAATGTTTTTAGAACGTTTTATGATATGAAAGGTGAAAAGAAAAAAAGCAGATCTTATTTTAAAGATGACCATTATTTCTGTGCAGTTGACCAAATATATTTATATAAAAATAAAAACAATTGGAACACTTTAAACAACAGATGCTTTATAACACCTATAAAAAGCAAACAAGATCTAACGCTAGATAAAGAGGCAAGCCTTATTGGTGTACTTAAATATGGTAATAAGTCCTTAGAAGCGCTTAATATAAACCCAGGTGATCTTATAGGGTTTACTCCTAACAGTGAATGGGAGTTTTTAGTCGAAGACAAACGACTTTATTGTATGAAATCTAATGATATTGTAATTAAGTATGAATACCAAGGAAACGAAGAAGAATATAATCCAAGCTGGGCAGCGAGCAGTTGAAGAGTTAATAAAAGTAGCTAAAGAAGCTATTGTTGATTCAGATGATGACATATCAGCTGATAGACTTAAAAATGCTGCAGCTACTAAAAAGCTAGCTATATTCGACGCGTTTGAAATACTTAGTCGTATTGAAGAAGAAGAAAATCTATTAAACGATAAACCAAAAGAAGTTAAAGAACAAAGAGCTTTTAAAGGTTTTGCCGAAGGAAGATCTAACTAATGTACGAGCAGTCATTATATAAAGTTTTAAAAGACCACATAAAACCTAAAGTTCTTAAACGAATGAACAGGTATAATAAGTGGGAATATGGTTATAACAAAGAACACGATATTATTGTTATAAGTAAAACAGGTAGAATAGGTGATATATATGAAATACAAAACCTTAAAATAGCTTTACCTGAAAAAACAAAAGTACATAAATTTGAAACAGACAAATGGGAATATACTGAGTATCCTAAAGTTTTAAGTAAAATAAAATCAGTATTTGACTGGGAAGAATATCCACTAGACTTTAAAGAGAAATGGTATGATTACATCGATAATGAATTTACTCGCAGAGAAGAAGGGTTTTGGTTCCATAATAAAGGTATGGCTACTTACCTTACTGGTACTCACTATATGTACTTGCAGTGGAGTAAAATCGACGTTGGTAAACCGGACTTTCGCGAATCAAATAGATTATTCTATATCTTTTGGGAGGCTTGCAAAGCCGATGTACGTTCATATGGATTGTGCTACCTTAAGAACAGAAGATCTGGATTTTCATTTATGGCATCAGGCGAGGTGGTTAACCTGGCAACCATATCCTCTGACTCTAGATATGGAATACTATCGAAATCTGGACCTGATGCGAAAAAGATGTTCACGGATAAAGTGGTACCAATATCAGTCAACTATCCGTTCTTTTTCAAGCCAATACAGGACGGTATGGACAGGCCAAAAACAGAACTTGCGTTCAGAGTCCCGGCCACAAAATACACCCGTAAGAAACTTGAAACAAAACAAACGCTACGCGAACTTGACGGGCTCGACACAACGATCGACTGGAAAAACACGGGCGACAACTCGTATGACGGCGAGAAACTCAAGCTCCTCGTCCACGACGAAAGCGGTAAATGGGAGCGTCCGACGAACATCCTCAACAACTGGCGTGTCACGAAAACGTGTTTACGATTAGGTAGTAGAATTATAGGTAAATGTATGATGGGTTCAACAAGCAACTCATTAGATAAAGGTGGAGACAATTTTAAAAAACTTTACAATGACTCAGATGTCACTCAAAGAAATGCAAATGGACAAACTCGCTCTGGATTATATAGCTTGTTCATACCTATGGAATGGAATTACGAAGGATACATTGATTCTTATGGAATACCTGTCTTCGATACGCCAAAGAAACCAAAGCAAGGACCTCAGGGTGAAACAATTGATTTAGGTGTAATAGAATACTGGAACAATGAAGTAGATGGTCTTAAAAAAGATCAAGACGCTTTAAACGAATTTTATAGACAATTTCCACGCACAACTAAACACGCTTTTAGAGATGAATCAAAAGAATCTTTGTTTAATCTAACTAAAATTTATGAACAAATAGATTTTAATGAAGATTTAAGAAATTCAATAAATGTTACACAAGGTAGTTTTCAATGGCAAAATGCAGAACAAGATACAAATGTTATATTTGTTCCTAATGATAATGGTAGATTCAGAGTAAGTTGGGTGCCACCTTCTCATATACAAAATAGACGCTATAAGAAAAACGGTGTTAATTATCCAGGTAATGATTTCATGGGAGCATTTGGTTGTGATCCATATGACATATCTGGCACTGTAGATAAAAGAGGTTCTAAAGGATCTTTGCACGGCCTAACTAAGTTTTCAATGGAAGACGTGCCACCTAATCACTTTTTTTTAGAATACATAGCAAGACCGCAAACAGCTGAAATATTTTTTGAAGATGTGCTTATGGCTTGCATATTTTATGGTATGCCAATACTTATAGAAAATAATAAACCAAGAATTTTATATTATTTTAAAAGAAGAGGTTATAGAGGTTTTTCAATGAATAGACCTGATAAAAAATACAATAAATTATCTGTAACAGAAAGAGAGCTCGGCGGCATACCTAACTCTAGTGAAGATATAAAGCAAGCACACGCTTCTGCTATAGAAACATATATAGAGCATTTTGTTGGATTAAAAGAATCTGGCTATGGTGATGTTTATTTTCAAAGAACGCTAGAAGACTGGGCTAAATTTAATATAAACAATAGAACAAAACATGATGCTTCTATAAGTTCTGGATTAGCTCTAATGGCTTGCAATAAGCATAGATATTCTCCAGTAAATAAAAAAATTATAGAACCTGTAGATTTAGGTATCAAAAGATACGACAACAGGGGAACTACATCAAAAATAATAAGTTAAATGAATATATACACTAATTCAAATAGCGCTTTTCCAAGTCAAGTTGTTAGCGATGCTGAAAAAGCAAGTCTGGAATATGGCAGTCAAGTAGCTATGGCTATTGAATATGAGTGGTTCAAATCTGGTCGAACAAACGGTAACACGTATTTGACTAACTGGAATAACTTTAATACTCTTAGATTATATGCTAGAGGAGAACAGCCTGTTCAAAAATACAAAGATGAATTATCTATTAATGGTGATTTGTCTTATCTTAATTTAGACTGGAAACCAGTTCCTATTTTATCTAAATTTGTAGATATAGTTGTAAATGGTATATCAGCTCACTCTTATGACGTTAAGGCTTATGCTCAAGACCCTGATTCTGTAAAGAAAAGAACTGAATACGCGTCTAAGATATATGAAGACATGATTGCTAAAGATTATTTAGATAATTTAAATCAAACTCTTGGAATAAACTTATATCAAACTTCAAATCCTGAACTTCTACCTCAAAACGAAGAAGAATTAGAATTGCACATGCAGCTTTCTTACAAGCAAAGCATAGAGATAGCTGAAGAAGAAGCTATATCTTCTATTATGGCTCAAAATAAATATGAGCTTACTAAGCGTAGATTAAACATGGATTTAGCTGTCTGTGGTATCGCGGCCGCTAAAACAAATTTTAATACTTCTAACGGAGTTACTATAGACTATGTTGATCCAGCTTATATGGTTTATTCTTATACTGAAGATCCCAATTTTGAAGATATATATTATGTTGGAGAAATAAAATCTATAACAATACCAGAGCTTAAAAAAGAATTTCCAAATATATCTAAAAAAGAATTAGAGCGCATCCAAAAAATGCCAGGAAATAGACAGTACGTAACTGGTTGGGGTGGATATGATGAAAATACTGTTCAAGTTTTATATTTTGATTACAAGACTTATCATAATCAAGTTTTTAAAATAAAAAAAACAGATCAAGGATTAATGAAGGCTATTGAAAAGCCAGATACATTTGATCCACCAGAAAGTGATATGTTTGAAAGAGTTTCGCGATCAATAGAAGTTTTATATAGTGGCGCTAAAGTTTTAGGAACTGATACAATGCTTAAATGGGAATTAGCAGAAAACATGTCAAGACCTTATGCTGATACTACAAAAGTAAAAATGAATTATGCTATTTGTGCACCAAGAATGTACAAAGGTAGAATAGATTCACTAGTTAGTAAATGTATTGGTTTTGCTGATATGATTCAATTAACTCATTTAAAACTACAGCAAGTAATGTCTAGAATAGTACCGGATGGTGTTTATTTAGACATGGATGGTTTAGCTGAAGTTGATCTTGGTAATGGTACAAATTATAATCCAGCAGAAGCTCTTAATATGTATTTTCAAACTGGTAGTATTGTAGGTAGATCTCTTACTCAAGACGGTGAAATGAATCCC